GCTACTTTCAATGAAGATATTGTTGATTCATCAACACCACAAATTAGAATTACTGGAGCAAATTCACTTAGTAATACCAATATGACAAAAGTATCTTCAACTATATATACTTATAATTATACTGTTGCTTCTGGAAATGGAACTTCTTATGTTTATATAAATAATTGTACTGATTTAGCTGGTAATACTATTAATAATACTCCAACCGGTGGTTCAACTTTTATTGTCGATAATAATGCACCCACAGCAGCTATTACTTATAGTCCTTCTGGTCCATATAAATTAAATGATAATATAACTATTACTGCTACTTTTAATGAAACAATGGTTGATTCTCCCATTCCTCAAATAAATATTACCGGAGTGGACACTGTATCAAATGCTTCTATGACCAAAGTCTCTTCTACTGTTTATACTTATGACTATACTATTACCTCTGGTGATGGTACAAATACTATTACTTTATCAAATGGTACTGATTTAGCTGGTAATACTATTACAAGTAGTCCCAGTAGTGGAGATACCTTTATTGTGGATAATACAGCACCTACATTGAGTAGTGTTTCTTTAAGTTCAAATAATAGTTTAGATACTTCTTTAGCTAAAGCTAATGATGTTGTCACATTAACATTTACTGCTAATGAAACTATACAAACTCCAATTGTTGTATTTCAAAGTAATAATTTGGCTATTAATGATTCATCAATTAATTATCAAAATACATCTGGAAATACTTGGACAGCTTCTTATACTGTAGATAGTAGTGATTCTAATGGGTCTGTATCTTATACTATTGACTATAAAGATTTAGCAGATAATTCTGGAACAACAATTTCATCTGGTAGCGGAAGTGTCACTATTGATACAGTTAACCCAACATTAAGTGGAGTTTCTTTAGCTTCAAATAATGCTATTTCAACCCTTGCTAAAGCAGATGATGTTGTTACATTAACTTTTACTGCCTCTGAAACCATTGAAGAACCAACTGTTGTATTTCAAAGTAATAGTCAATCTATCAATGATTCATCAATTACCTATCAAAATACATCTGGAAATACATGGACAGCATCTTATACCGTTTTTAGTGGAGATTCAAATGGATCTGTATCTTATACTATTTATTATAATGATTTAGCAGGAAATGATGGTTCAACTGTTTCTACAGGAAGTGGAAGTGTCACTATTGATACAAATCCACCGACCATTACTTCTATTACTCCAAGCTGGGGGTCTTATTTAAATTCAACACAAGACAATAGTGATGGTAGTGTCAATGTTCAAACATCAAATGTCGAAGATGGACAAACATTAACTATTTCATTAAATAATATTAATTACACCGGAACAATAAGTAGCAATAGTACAACAATAACCATTTCTTCAACTGATTTACAAGCATTAATTGATGGGTATACTTATACAATAAGTGCAGATGTTGATGACCAAGTAGGTAATAGTGCTTCAACACAAACTACAACTTTCATTTATGATATTACTCATCCGACATTAAGTAATGTATTATTAAGTTCAAATAATAGTTTAGATACTTCTTTAGCAAAAGCAGATGATGTTATTACTTTAAGTTTAACTTCTTCTGAAAATATTCAAACACCTACAATATCAATGTCTATTGGGGGTACTTCTGTGTCTCCTACTATTTCTGGTAGTAATTCATCTTGGACTGCTACTTATACAGTAGTAGATGGTAATACTGATTTAGTAAGTTTTTCTATTGATTTCAATGATTTAGCAGGTAATGCAGGCACTCAAGTCGCAAATACTACGAATAGTTCATCTGTTAATGTTGATACAACAAGTCCAACAGTCAGTTCATTCACAATGAGTGATAGTGCTTTAAAAAGTGGAGATACTTCAACTGTTTCTATCCAATTTTCTGAAGAAGTGATTAGTTTTAGTAATTCAAATGTATCAGTACCCAATGGTACTTTAAGCACATTAACAACAAGTGATAATATTAATTGGAGTGCAGTTTATACACCAAATACAAATGTAGAAGATACTACAAATGAATTAACTATTAATAATTCTTATACTGATTTAGCTGGTAATAGTGGTAGTAGTTTATCAACTTCTAATTTTACAATCGATACAGTGACACCCACTTTAACAACTGTATCATTAAGTTCAAATAATAGTTTATATACTTCTTTAGCAAAAGCAGATGATGTTATTACTTTAAGTTTAACTTCTTCTGAAAATATTCAAACACCAACAATATCTATGGCTATTGGAGGTACATCTGTATCTCCTACTGTTTCTGGTAGTAATTCATCTTGGACTGCTACTTATACAGTAGTTGATGGTAATACTGGTTCTGTTAGTTTTTCAATTGACTTTTATGATTTAGCAGGTAATAGCGGTGTTCAAGTTTCAAATACTACAAATAGTTCATCTGTTAGTGTAGATACAACCAGTCCAACAGTCAGTTTATTCACAATGAGTGATAGTGCTTTAAAAAGCGGTGATACTTCAACTATTTCTATCCAATTTTCTGAAGAAGTGATTAGTTTTAGTAATTCAAATGTATCAGTACCCAATGGTACTTTAAGCACATTACAAACAAATAATAATATTATTTGGACAGCTGTTTATACTCCAAATCCAAATGTTGAAGCAACAAATAATCAATTAACTATTGATAATAATTATACAGATTTGGCTGGTAACACTGGTAGTGGTTTATCTACCTCTTATTTTGCTATTGATACATTAAATCCTTCTATCATTTCTATTACTCCAAGTTGGGGGTCTTATTTAAATTCAACTGAAGATAATAGTGATGGTAGTGTCACTGTTCAAACATCAAATGTTGAAGATGGACAAACATTAACTATTTCATTAAATAGTATTAATTACACCGGAACAATAAGTAGCAATAGTACAAGAATAACCATTTCTTCAACTGATTTACAAGAATTAGTTGATGGGTCTATTTATACAATTAGTGCGGATGTTGATGACCAAGCAGGAAATAGCGCTTCAACACAATCTACAACATTTGTTTATGATAAAACACATCCTATTATTTTATCTATTAGTACATCATGGGGCTCTTATTTAAATTCTACTGATGATAATAGCAATGGAACCATTAGTGTTGTAACATCTGGGGTAGAAGATAATCAAATATTAACGATTTCATTAAATAGTACCGATTATACTGGTATAATTGATAGTAATAGTACAACAATAACTATTCCTTCAACAAATTTACAAGCATTAGTTGATGGTACTACTTATACTATTAATGCAAATGTTAATGACCAAGCAGGAAATAGTGCTTCAACACAATCTACTTCATTTATTTATGATATTACACATCCAACATTAAGTGGAGTTTCTTTAGCTTCAAATAATGATATTCCAACCCTTGCTAAAGCAGATGATGTTGTTACATTAACTTTTACTGCTTCTGAAACCATTGAAGAACCAACTGTTGTATTTCAAAGTAATGGTCAATCTATTAATGATTCATCAATTACCTATCAAAATACATCTGGAAATACATGGACAGCATCTTATACTGTTTTTAGTGGGGATTCAAATGGATCTGTATCTTATACTATTTATTATAATGATCTAGCAGGAAATGATGGTTCAACTGTTTCTACAGGAAGTGAAAGTGTCACTATTGATACAAATCCACCGACCATTACTTCTATTACTCCAAATTGGGGGTCTTATTTAAATTCAACACAAGACAATAGTGATGGTAGTGTCACTGTTCAAACATCAAATGTTGAAGATGGACAAACATTAACTATTTCATTAAATAGTATTAATTACACCGGAACAATAAATAACAATAGTACAAGAATAACCATTTCTTCAACTGATTTACAAGCATTAGTTGATGGGACTACTTATACAATAAGTGCAAATGTTGATGACCAAGTAGGTAATAGTGCTTCAACTCAAACTACAACTTTCATTTATGATATTACTCATCCAACATTAAGTAGTGTATCATTAAGTTCAAATAATAGTTTAAATACTTCTTTAGCAAAAGCGGGTGATGTTATTACACTTACTTTTACTGCTTCTGAAACAATTCAAGCTCCGAATGTTGTATTTAAAAGTAATAATGTTGGTATTACTAATTCTGTAAGTTATACAAATACGAATATAAGCGATAATATATGGGAGGCATCTTATACTGTACATAGTGATGATTCTAATGGTATTGTATCTTATACAATAGATTATTATGATTTAGCAAATAATGCGGGATCAACAGTTTCATCTGGTAGTGGAAACGTTGTAGTAGATACCACTATACCAGTCATTACTTTAATAGGGGATGCTTCAATTACTGTTGAAAAAGGTGATACCTATACTGATGCTGGTGCTACTGCTTTAGATTATAATAATGTTGACTTAACCAGTTCTATTGATGTTTCTAACCCAGTTGATATGAATGCTACTGGTACTTATATTATTACTTATAATGTAGATGATGCTTCTGGAAACAGTGCTGTTGAAGTCAGTCGTAGTGTAATTGTAGAAGATACAACAAATCCAACCATTGATACTTCTTTGATTGTATCATTTATTAATGATGGACAAACAGCTTTAGGTAATGTTTCTTCAACTGAAACAGTGACATGGTCTATTAGCGGTACTGGTGTATCTATAACTACTGATGGTGTTATTTCTTTAGATAGTGTAGCAGATTATCAAGTAGCTACTTCTCATAGTTTTACTATAACAGCTACTGATTTAGCAAATAATACTTCCACAACAGGAACAATTACAGTTAATGTAGTAGATATAACAGCACCATCTGTTATCTCATTTACACTTGATAAATCTATTATTAAAAATGGTGAAACAGCAACTGTTAGACTTGTATTTTCTGAAGAAGTTAGTGGGTTTTTAAGTGATAATGATATTACTGTAGAAAATGGAAGTCTTTCAGAAATGAAAAGTAGTGATAATATTACCTGGACCGGAACATTTACTCCTGATATAAATATTAATGATACCACAAATGTATTGACATTAAGTAATGATTATACTGATTTATCTGGAAATACTGGTGTACAAGCAATTTCAACTAATTATGCCATTGATACTGATCCTCCAGTCATTACTTCATTTACAACATCAACAATTGCTGGATATTATAAAGTAGGTACTTCAATTGAAATAACAGCAAATATAAATAAAAATATTCAATCTGGAAGTAATATTACGATTTCATTAAGTTCAGGTGCTTCTTTAACATTAACAGCTTCTTCAGAAGGAACAACAATGACAGGTACTTATATTGTTAGCTCAAGTGAAAATACATCTCAATTAAGTGTTAGTAGTTTTACTATTAATAGTGTTTCTGATGTAGTAGGTAATCCCATGACATCAACAATAGTACCCACTGGTTCAAATATGTTTTCAGATAAAGTTATTGTAATTGATACAACAATACCAACCATTGATACTATTACAAAAAGTTGGGGTGATTATTTAAATGATACAGAAAAAATGTCTGACCAAACGATTACTATAAGCACAACAGGAATAGAAGATAATCAAACTGTTTTAATTGTTTTAAATAGTATTACATATACAAATACTATTACTAATAATAGTACAATCATTACAATTCCAAATGCTGATTTACAAGCATTAAATAATGGTTCAAAAACATTTACTACAAATGTTGCTGATAAAGCAGGTAATAGTGCTACTGAAGTTTCAACATCCTTTATTGTTGATTTCAATGTTCCTGTTCTTGCTTTTTCATTACCAACAGATAATCAAGAATCTGTATCTATTAATTCAAAACTTATATTATCATTCAGTGAAAATATGTATGTAAATACTGGTAATGTTGTAATATATAAAAGTAGTGATAATAGTGTATTTGAAACCATTGATGTGACATCAGCACAAGTATCTGGTTCTGGATCTAATTATATTACAATTAGTACAGGTAGTGCTTTTGCGTTAAATACAAGTTATTATGTTAATATTGATGATGGTGCATTTAGAGATATTGGTGAAAATAATTATGCTGGTATATCTTCAACAAGTGCTTTGAATTTTACAACAGTAGCAAATGCTTCTATTAAATCGGGTACAAAAATACAAAGAAAAATTGTAAATACAACAGATGACCCTAATCAACATGATGCTATGGATACTTATATTACAAATACAAGCAGTACGACTATTTCTGTTGGTGTAGATGATAGTTCAAATAAATATATTATTGCGCGTGGTATAAATCTAAATGACACACCTTTGTTAAGTATTGAAACCAATGGAACAACAATATTAAATGGAACATTTACATCTACTGCACAATCTGTAAGTTCAGATGTACGTTTAAAAGAAAATATTACTAATTTAGAACCTACTATGACTAATATTTCAAAATTAAGAGGTGTCACTTATAACTGGAATAAAGAATCTGGAATCCAAGATGAAAGAAAACAAATTGGTTTTATTGCTCAAGAAGTAGAAGAATATTATCCTGAACTTGTCAATACTAATTCTGAGTCTGGTATTAAATCAGTTAATTATGCTCAATTTTCATCCATTTTACTTGAAGGGTTAAAAGAAATGCACAATAAAATAAAGGGTTTAGAAGATGAAATAACACTTTTAAAAAAAAACAAAAGTGATAAACGTGTATATAAGAAAAAAAATTAAAATAATTTAAAAAAGAAAATAAGTGAAATAAAAGATTAATGTAAATAAAATTTACTTTTTATTAAAAGATTTATTTAATATATTTTATTAAATAAATTATGATGAATATATATTAGTATAATTTATTTTTATTACATTTTTATTACATTTTTATTACATTTTATTACATTTTTATTACATTTTTATTACATTTTTATTACATTTATTACATTTTTATTACATTTTTATTTATTTATTAAATAAATTCTTTCCAAAAATCAATGTTTAAATCTTTTATCATATTCCATTCAATTCTGTAATTACTCCAAGAACAAGCACTTAATAAATCATTAAATTTATCTGATTTTATGGCTTTTAATATATTAATTGCTATTTTTTCATCTTTTTCTTCAAAAGCAATTGCACCATCTGTCAATCCATATTTACCATCACTATCGTAAAATGAATTATAAGTAGATGTTTCTCCAAATATTACTTTTTTTATATCAAAATGCCCATTATCTTTATGATCAGAATACATATAACGAATTCCTTTCTTAGGTGTTGATAATATACATGGGTATTTATATACTTCTGTTTCATTTCTACTTGTCCATTTTTTATCATTTCCATAAGCTGAACGACTGTAAATAATATTTACTTTTTCATCACTTTTTGTAATTTTATTTATTAAATCATAATTATAATTTGGTAACCAATTCATATTACCAATATTCATTTTATATTGAATACCTTTTTCATCTAATATTGTTGTTTTTTTATTTTTATTTATTTTCTTCTCTAATAAATAAAAATCATATCGTGTACCACATTTAAATGTTTTATTACCATCTTTTGTATCATGTATTTCTAAATATAATAATGTATTTTGTTTAGTCATTAAATCAAATAATCCATCTAATTTAGACCTACTTGATACTGGTTTTCTCCATAATGCTGGATGAACAAATAATAATAAACCATTTTTATTTAATAACCGAATACTTTGTCTAACAAATAAATCCCATAATGTATTTCTACTATTTTCCGTTAAATTAAATGGAGGATTTCCAATAACAGCATCAAATCCGTCAATATTCCATTTTTCTTTAATATCCAATTCTAATGTATTTCCTTCATTGTAATTTAATTTATATTCATTATATGGATCAATAAGAAGTTTACCTATAAATATATTATTACTGTTTATATCACTAAAATATAAACATTCTTCTACAATTGTTTTATATCTTAATTTTTCATCAGGTATATTTTCTTCAAGACCAATCATAAATCGATCAATAATATCAATTATAAATCCACCTTTTCCCGAACATGGTTCAAATATTTTTTTTATAGATGTCCAGAATTCAACCGGTATTTTATCTAACATATCTTGTCTCAACTTAAATGGTGTAGAAACTTCAGCATTACTTTTCTTCTCAAGTTCTTGTGGAATTAAATATTTGTCAATCAAATTAGATAGTTCTCTATTATTATTCATATTTTTCCTAAATAATTCTTTGACAGTTCTAATAATTTGATTCGTTTCTTTATCATCTTTCATATATTTAATATACATATTGATAAATTTTTGAATTATTTTACTATTGATATTTTTCCAACACCAACTTTTCGTTTGATCTATTACACCTTTTTAACATTTAAACCGCCGACTTATGAAAACTCTTCATACAACTTATTAAGATTGGTATCCAATTCATTTAATATTTCTCTGTATGTTTTATTTTTTTTATCATCAAATGTATCAAGTGGGATTAATAAATACTTTTCATTTTCTTCGTACCAATTAATAATCTTTTCTTGTTGTTCAATCTTAATTTGTGTTCTTTTTTTAGGATTTTCTTTTTTTATCCATTCTATTAATGATCTGATCCACATTTATCTTGTTTAGATGAATTACAACGACCACAACAAGGTATACAATTAACTATATTCATTCTCCCTGTTTGACTGGATGGTCTAAATTCATCACCAGAATGCCCGATTGCCTCCGATAAACAATAAGCACATTTATCTGTATCAAACGGGCTCGTATAATCAATCGGAACAATTCTTAAAGATTGGGGTTCAAGTCTTTCACCCCAATCTTTAAGAATTGCGTTTCTATGGTCTGCTCTTTTTTTAGAAAATTTTGTTCCAGGTCCTGGACGTTTTTGCTTAGGTAATCCTTCAATAGGTTCCCAATTCTTTTGGTTGGTAGTATGTTCCATGATAGATATTTTAATTATAAATGTAAAATATATTATAATCAATTTTTATTAAAATTAAATGTAAGTCGGCGTTTTAAATGTTCAAAGGTGTAAAATCAATTTTAAATATTTTAAAAAATAAAATTATTTTGATTTGAAAAATTGTTTGGTTTTTTTCTTCTCTTTGATATTTTGTTTCTCTTCCTCATCACTTGAATATAAATCTTCGAAATCACTATTATCATGAGTTGTAAAATAACTTACTTTTTCACCATCTTCTAATAGATGTTCTTCGTCATCACTATTATACATTTCCTCATTAATTGTATTAATTTTAATTACAAAATGTCCACTTCGAATTACAAAATGTCCAGCATCATAAATAAATAATGCTTCATCTATAAATTCAAATATTTTTCCGTTTTTTTTTGCTAATTCTATATCTTCAATAAATTCAAAAGGAATTAATGATATTGTTCCCGTTTCTACATTATATCTTCTTTTTTTAGAATCATGATAAATACCATCTCCATAATGTGTATTATGAACAATCATAAAATCTTCTTCTTTATCTGTTAAATCTATTTTACCACTTTCACACTTATACTTATCTTGCCATACATCATAATGATAATATTCACTTAAAGCAAAACAAGGGTCTCCTAAATAATATTTACCTTCTTTTAATGATTCTTGCATCTTAAACTATATATTAATTTTTCTTGAAAAAAAAATCAATTTATTTTAAATGTTTAAAAATTATAATATTTAATGAATATATGAGTAAGGTTGAAAAAGTACTCAATTCTATATTAAAATTTGATATTACTTATTTAGAATTATTTGTTTATTTTATATCATCATTCATAATATTTTTTTCAATATTATATTCTATTTATTATTATATATTAAATTTTGATAAAGGAGAATTGGCTACATTAGAAGCAAAAATTAAATTAAGTAATGCAATTTCTTTATCATTAAATTTTATTTTAACGATTGAAATATTAAAAATATATTTTATTAAAACATATAAACAACTTATAATTGTATCTACATTGGTTATTTTAAAATTAGTTCTTAATTATTTCTTGACACTTGAAATTGATGATTCACAAAGAAAAAAAAAATTATATACTAAATAATTATTTAAATGGAAAAGCATCTTTTAATTTTTTTAAATCAATTTTATTACCTCCATGATATAATAACTTTTCATCAAATTCTTTTAAATGGTTAATATATAAAAAGGGTCTTTTTTGACTTGAATAGTAATCTTGAAATTTAAATTTACCTTCTGTTAATTCAAATTCACATAACATAATATTTGGTCTTTTATAAACATCTGCTATAATAATTCCATGTAAACTTGAAGATATAACAGCTTTTGCTGAAAATATATTATTTACAACATCTTTCCAATGATCCCGTGGATTGATTACAATAAAATTAGGATTTAAATTTAATTTTTTATAATGTCCATAATGTGATTTATGGGGTACAATCACAATTTTATTCTTAAATTGCTCATTTATTTTTGGTACATAAAAGTCTTTAAGCAATAAAGCAGGATCACCATATATTTGTGGACAATTGAGTTTCTTTTCATTTTTTAAAAAATCATACGTTTTTGGTCCTCGGCATGCGCTTATGAATAAATTTTTATAACCAAGAGCACCTTCAATTGGAGGATTTGTTCTTAATCCTGTTCCATAAATATAATAATTATCTTTTGCTACATGTAAATAAGAACCTATAGCTATTAAGTTCTTTTTAATATTTTCTTGATTAAAAACAAGCTCATATTTATTTTTATTGATTAATTTTTCGACAATAAATTTTGAAAGTTCATCTCCAAAATTTCCGTGTTGTTGTTTTTCATGAAAATAAAGTAAATTTATTTTTTCTTTAGACATTACTTATCATATTTTAAAAATTGATTTTTTTTAACTCATTCTTTAAATATAAATAAAATGAATGCGAATCTAAAAAAAGTAAATATAGTACAATATGATATTTGTAATATATGTGATATAAATCAATCACAAAAAAAATGCGAACAATGTAATAAACATATGTGTTTAGACATAAAATGTATTGATTACAATAATAATAAAATATGTTATGAATGTAGTCAAAAAAATGATGATGAATATTTAAAAGAACAAATCGAACACGGATCCCTTGTAAAATGTGATACATGTGGCTATATTTGGGATGGGAATGCCCAATGCCCTTGTTGGGGTGACCCTTGTTGGAATGAACAAATTAATGATTCAGAAGAAGAATCACACAATGAAGTAATAGGTAATATTCATATTATTGAAAATGAAAATGAAAATGAATTTGAACCACTAAAAAAAAAGAGAAAATCATAGTCTTTCAATTATTACATGATAAATATTCATAAAGATTTAAGTTATTTATAAATTAACATATTTTATAGATAGAATGAATCAATTTCCATTTCAAAATCTATCATTTTTAGTATTATATATGAAATCTTTTTAAATTTGTTAAAAATGAATTTTGTATAATATAATTAATAAACCATATTTTGTTGAAGTTTCATAGTTATCCTTAGACATTTTATTATTACAATAATATTAAAATTGAATTAAAAAAATAATAAACTTTTTATATGGTAAAACTATTTGAATTATTATTTTGTTGTTTTGTAAGTTCTTCTTGTGTATAATTAGTAGTTGGTATATCATAATTAGGATCAAGATTAATAGGTGCTGGTAATTTAAGATTAGAACCAATACGTTGTGCTCTTAAAAATGTAGAATAAATTGAACGTAAGAAATCACCGGTTACAGTATATGTACGGTCATTCTTATTTCCTTTATATAAATCTGCAGGTAAAGTAAAAGTATAGCATTGAAAACGTTGAACAGCATGGTCATAAAATGAAGATACAAGTAATTTTAATAAACGTGTAAAAATATCAGCATTTTTAATATAATAATATAATACTTGTTCGTTTTTAGTTAATTTTGATTGAGCCTCGTTAGGAGATGTAGAAATTTGCTTACATTCACCGGTTCCTCCAAGAACTTGGTCTGACCAACAAGTAGGTAATTGTTGTTTTTGTAATACGCGCATAAGTGGAGTTTTAGTCACATAATCGTAATTAACGTAATTTATTGAATTTGCTAACATTCCTCCTGGTGCAGGTAGATATACAGTAATTTGTTTTCCTTGAAAATTCTCAACTGCTTTAAGTTGTACTGTTGAACAAAAACGTTTTGGATTAGCATTGTAATATGCACGACCCATATTTCTAAAATCAAGAACTCTTAAAAGAAAGTCTTGATTAAAAGAAATTGCTAATAATATTTGACGTATATAGTTAAGTCTTGGTATAGTATTTCCTCTAAAGTTAAATACAGATGGATTATTTTTTACATTATATGTTGGCAATGTATTTTCGGGAAAAGTAGCACCACTTGGAACTGACATTATTAATATACACACACATTTTTTTTTAGCCACTTAAATATTTAGGAATTGGTAAATTCTTTTTTATTTTATTTTTCACTAAATATTGACTATATGAATAAATTTCAAAAATTTCTAAAGCACTGTACATATTAGACTGTTTATAATCATAAAAATCTTGTGGAATATTAAATTTTATATTATACGTTTTTCCTTGAAAATAAGATATTTTTGCTTTTTCTAAATCATTTAATAGTTGTTGAAAATATTCTTTATTTCTTAAATAAAAATATAAAATAATATCAATTGGAGGATTTCTCCTTAAATAAAATTTTAACTGTTCATTATTATTTTTATTATTATTTATTCCAAATTCAATATTTTTCATTAAATGAATAAGTTCTTTTGCTGAATAATTTTTTCTAAGTTTATTATTATCTTCTAATAAAAATTCAAAATTAAAATAATACTCTTTACATTCATTATGATGATAATAAGCATCTTCATAACATTTTATTATTCTTGATAATTGTTCACAATTCATAAAAAAAGTAATTAGTATAATATCTGTAATTCTATATTGTAAATGATTTCTTGGATATTTATTTATATCAATTTGATAATTATCATAAATATTAATACTTTGATTCATATAGCTTATATTTTATAGTTATTTTTATATTATTTTTTAACCTAAATATTTTTTAAAAGGAATAAAAAAATGAAAATAAAATAACTTAAAATAATAATATATAATTACATTAGTAGTAATCATGGATTTTGAAGAAAAAAAAAATTTATTTAAAATTCGTAAAACAGTTTTAGAAATGTTAGAAGATAGAAAATATAATATACCCAAAAATGAGATCATTGATTTTGATGAATTTTCTATAAAATATAATTCAAAAAATATTGATATTTTTATCGACAGTGGAAGTGAAGAATTAGGTAAAATATATGTTTATTTTCATAATGAAAATAAATCATTATCAAAAGTAGAACTTAAAAATAAAATCAATAAACTTATTGAGCAATATGAAGATGAAAATTTAAAAATTATCATTTTACTTAAAGAAAAGGGTATCGGTTCTATTTTAAAAGAAGTGACTAAAGATGAATATAAAAATATTGAAATATTTCTTAATAAAAATATGATTTTTAATATTACACATCATCAATTAGTACCAAAACATATAGTATTAAATGATGATGAAATAAAAGAATTACTTGAAAAATATAGTACAACAATTAATAAACTACCAAAATTATTAAGGAGCGATCCAATTGCAAAATATTATGGTATGAAAATAAATCAGGTTTGTAAAATTATTCGTAAAAGTCCAGAAGTTGGTAATTATCCTTATTATCGTTTAGTAAAATAAATAATAACAAGGATAATTAAAATAAATAATAATAAAGCAAATAAATTTCTCATATTTTTATTTTTATTTAAATTAGTAAAATTTTCAATATTATCTAAATTTGCTAAATTTTTTCTATTATTATCATAATTATAATTTATTTTATTATTGTTTTGTTGTGCACGTGTATTCATTGTTTTATAGGGATATACATAAGTAGGAAGACCATTTTCCGTAAAATTATTTGGTTTTGGATAAGTTTTATAATCTTTCGATTTTGATAAATAATAATTACTTGTTGGGTGAAATAATGTTTGATTATCTACAATAGTAGGATTTTCAAGATTAATAGGCATTTGTACAGGTTGTTCAACTGTATATTCTTTTTTCTTTATATTATCAAATAAATTCCATTCATAATCTAAGCCAAATTGGTTTCCTCTTTTAAAATTTGCATTGTCACTTCCACCTGATTGATTGCAAACAACACCAATAACTCCTTGGCGTTTATTATCCATTAAATAGCATGAATCTTTAGAATAAGGTTGTGATTTAAATTCAGGACAATTTTTATTTCCTTGATAAGGCACATTCATTTGTTGATTACGAGGAGGAGGACTTAATGTATTACAATACTGTGATTCATCATTTTTTCGTGATGTAGGTTTAAGTGGCATTGGATAAGGAGAACTACCATAATATGTTGGATCAGGAACACTTGGTGCTGGATTTTTTTGAATAGGTACTGGTAATATTTTCTGGGCATTATTTCCAACAGTTATATTATATTTTTGATTAACAATATTCATATATTTAATAGATATATAATTTTTATTTATTATTTATTTAAAAAATTGCGTTGTTCTGGTTCTAAATAAGGTATATCTAAAATTTCAAAAATATGAGCTTCATTCTTAAGAAATATTTTTTCGTTAGATTCTAAATGTGTTAAACAATATTCATTTAAACTATAATTTTTTTCTAAACATTTATTTCGTAAATGTACATTAAAATATTTATTACCTGTAAAATACATTAATGAACTATAATATGATTGATAATCAATAAACATAATATCAATTCTACAAATAACAGAATAATATGGTATTTTACACATACCCAAGAATTTCTTTGTTGGATTTTTAGTCATTTCATCCACAATAATATTTTGTTTTTTAAGTTCTTTAAGAATTTCTTTTAGAAAATTATAAGTTTGATTTTTTTCATTATATTTTGGATGACTAATTAAAAAATCAATATCTCCTGAATCTTTATTATTTCGTCGATAACTTCCACAAATTTCAAATAATAATTCTTTATTTATACTTTTGAGCACTTTATACATTATTTCTTTGAGTTTATTAATTTCTACTCTTGGAATACGAATTTTTAAATCATCATAATATTTCAAACCCAATTGAATATTATGTGTTATAGAAATTTTATTATCATCAATTGCTTTTTTAAGTTCTTTAATTGTTGTTATATCTTTATTAATCCATTCTTTTGATTTTGCTTGACCAACACCTACGATTGACATAAAATCTTCATAACTTTTTTGCTCAATATTTTGATTTAAAAGTTCTTTTATAATTCCATTCTTTAATATATCATCAATATGAAGAGATATCTTCTTACCAATTCCTTTTATTTCATTTTGTACTTGAATTCCTGAAATAATTTCTTGATTATATTTTTTTAATGATTCAATTGCTTTATTAAGAGCAATTAATTGCCATTTTTTATCTGGTTTTCCATAATATGAAATTTTTAATTTTTCAAGTTGTTCTATAATTTTTTGATTCATATTATCTTAATTTAATTTAACAATTTTATCTTAAATATTTTTTTATTTATAAATAGTAAAGATGTCTGATATAGAATTTAATATTTCACAAGATACAAGAGATGCAGCTACTAATGCTTCTGGTGCAAATTCTAATATTAATTCAACAATTAGTGAAAAAAATAATAATTTAATTCAAAAAAATAAGATTAATTTACAACAAGAAATAGCTATTGCTGATAAACAAAAATTATTATTAACACGGTCAAGAATGCTTCAAATTAGTATGGATAAAAATGCTTATAAAACAAAAATAATGTATACTTTAATTGCTATTATATTATTTATATTTATTTCCACTTTAGGGATATATGCATTTGTATCTAAAAAAAAAGAATAAATAAATGTTTTTATTTTTATCTTTTTGTATAATAGATGGAAGCTTATAATCCTAAAATATATAATATATTTGAAGAATCACAAAATGATAAAGCATTTAAAGATATAAAAATGTTTGATACTACATGTGTGGACCCAGATAATTGGATGGTAGAAAAATTTAAGTCGAAATGTAAAAAAATATCTAAAAAAAATAAAATATTTTTAGAAAAATCTCTTAATACATTACAAACAGTCATAGATAATGACAACAATACAATGAATGCTAATTCACAAACATTAGAATCATTTTCTAATTTAGATAAAACAATTGAATATAATAAAAATTTAAGTGAAAAACAAGAGGTACAAAAAGATAACATACAAAAAATACAAGATAAAGAACAGTTATTAGAAAAAACAGATGCATTATTAAGAACAAGTTATGAACGGAATAGTTTTAAAAGAAAAATAATATATAGTTTAGTGGCTTTTATTTTTCTAATGTTTATATTAAGTATTGCATTTTATATTCATTACGTTAGAGATTTTACACCACCTAAATAATATTTATGATAAGAAATTTTAAATCCAAATTATTATTTTTTATATTTTTTTATATTGATTTAAATTAGATATGAATTTAAATCATTACAATTTAACTAAAATAAATTTAGTTGATGATAATTTTGAATCAATGGTTTTTAAAAATCAAACAAATAATATTTCGGATTTTCAATTATTAAATGATAACACGTTTGACGATGATGTTATTATGAGTAATCAAGAACAAATTATTGAATCATTTGATAATCAAAATGTTGAAAATGATGAAAATGATGAAAATGATGAAAATGATGAAAATGATAAAAATGATTTAGATTATGTTTATGAAAATTTTAATTCTAATATTTTAGATATTTTTGATGATGAAAATAATAATGATTCTGATGATGAAAAAGAATTTTTTTTTGGTAAATCTTTTATAAAAAATGGTAGAAGTACAAGAAAAATATTTTCAAAATCAAAAAAAAAAAGAAAAGATAAAATTGTTAAAACATTAATTACAATAGAAAATAATAAAGTTAAATGCCCGCTTCAATATGGTGATAAAATCATATTAGCTTATTCAAGTAATACTAATAATACAAATAATTGTGGTTTATATGGTTGTAGGGTAGCTTCTCTTCAAGGTACTGGATTAAAAGATAAAAGGAATTTAGAATTTGGTCATGGTGGTTTAAATCCTATATCTTTTTATTTAAGACCTCCTGTTGATGGAACAAAAAAAAATGGTGATTATATACAATTTGGAGATGGAATTGTATTAGCATATTCAAATAATAATGGTAATACAAATAATTGTGGTTATTATGGTTGTCGAGTAGCAACTACATCTAATAAAAATGGTAGAAAAATACCAGTTAGATTTAATCATGGTGGAAAAAATCCAAAGGTGTTTTATATACTACCTATGAAAGATTCTAAAAATAAAAATGGACAACTTATTCATTATAATGATGAAATAATATTAAGTTTAGGTACAAATTCAAATAACTGCGGTTATGGGGGTTGTCGTGTTTTACAAATGTATGATAATAAATTAGGGTATGTTAATCATGGTAATAAAGTTAAAAAAGGTTTTTATTTAAGAAAAATAATTGGCGAAACATGTAAATTAGATAAAGAAATTATAAAAAAGAATGGTAGTTTTAAAATTACGAAATTAGTTATTCGTTGTAGTAATAAATTTGAATTATCTATTAATAAACAAAAATTTGAAAGTAGTGATAGTACAAAACCAATGATTATTGAGGGTAAAGATATTAAAAGAAATTATAGTTATGGAAATATTTTAGCATTAAAATGTTCAAATTCAGAAAGTGAAGGTGGTTTAATTATTTCTGTAGAATTAGAAAATGGATCAAACATATTTTCAAATAAAGAATGGGATGCAAGTAATGATGTTAATAATCCAAATAAATTTTTAAATGATCCTGCAAATTATAATTATGAATCAAGTTGGACAAAGGCAGAAGAAATTGTAAAAAACGACGATGATTTAAATCCTTGGGGTTTTGATTATGATTTCTCACCTGAAAATAACTGGATTTGGCTTGGTGATAATACTATTGCTGGTGAAGTTTATTTTAAAAGAACACTTGGAATTCCTGGTGATATGAAAAAAAGTAGAATAAATTTAACTGATAATCAAGCTCGTTGTTATGCTGATAGTAATCCTGAACTTAAAGATGAGTTTAAGAATAATATAAGAGGATTAAAAAAACATTGGAAAACAAATGGATGTATTGAAGATAAAAGTTATGATTGTCAAAGCCCACCACCAACAATTGGTAATTATGATTGGGAAGGTTGTTATAATGATAATAGTTCAACAAGAGTTATTCCTAATAATAGAGGAACAGTAGTTAATGGAGATGCTTGTTCTAAATTAGCGGAAAAAAATAGTGATAGTGTTTTTGGACTTCAATACGATAATGAAGAAGGAATTCAATGTTGGACTGGAAATAATATTGATAAAGCGAAAAGTTTAGGAAATACACCAGTATCTTGTAGTATTAATGGAAAAGAATTAGGTAATCAAGTATATTATAGAAATGAACCTTTTATTCCGGTAACAAAAGAATTAAGAAGTAATAATTTTGAACACTATGAAAATAATCAAAATAATACTATTAAATCATCAATGAATAATTATTATTATTTAATGATCATTTTATTATTTATAAGTATTATTATTTTAATTTTGTTTTTTAGAAAATAATAAATATTTTTTAATTTGATTTAGATAAATAATTATATTTTTTCTAAAATAATAATCTATTTTTAAACTATATGAATAGTCATTTTACAGACAATTTTCAATCATCATTTGAACCATTTAAAAATATACCTGGATATGTAAATGGTAATACGAATAATAGAAATCAATCTTTATCTGTACTCAATAAAGGTAATAATAATATTCATAATTCTATCTTTACTGATTTAGTAAATACAAATAAAAAAGGATTTATTGTTAAAAAAGGAACTCAGTTCCCAGATAAATTATCAAGAATTGATTCACATTTTGTTGATAATGATGTTAATACTATGTCAAAATGTCAAGATGTATGTGCAAAACAAGATTTTTGTAAAGCATTTACATTTAACAAGAATACTAAAAAGTGCAATACATATAATGGAATACCTAATAGAATGATAGGAAATGCAGATACTAATTCAGGATATAAAGGAAATTTAAGTTTTGATTTTGCTAAATTAAAACCAAAACAAAAAACAAATATTGAAAAAAGAATTGGTTCTCAATATTTAATGAAAAGATTTAATATAACAAGTCCAGATTCTATTGAAAATTTTGAAAATGATGATAATGATGATAATGCAGTTGAGGGATATATGAATAATGATATTACAAAATGTCTTTCATTAAAAAAGGGACCTGTTATTGTGAATATGAAACTTATTTTAAAAGTAAGTAATGAAAAATGGTCAAGGTCTGATCAAGTAAATTATATTATGCTACAAAGTGGTCCAGATAGAGCAAGTAATAAAGCAAGTTTAAATAAATATACATTATCAAAAGATAATAATTATATTATACCACTTCAATTTGATATTAGGAAACCTAATTTTGATGGTTTTCAAATTAATATTGGAAATAATGGTTTAAGATTAGATCAAGTAAAACTTATATTGCTTATTAAAGATGAAAATATAGTATTATATAATAAAATTTATAATAAAGGCATTTTAATAAAAAATAAATCTCAATATTTTGGATTAGATAGAAAAATTGATATTAATAAATTAGCAGTAAATAAAATTGATTATTACATTGGTTCAAATAATACTGATAATGAAAAACAAATAAATATAAATAATGAAAAAATTGATGATATTTTATCTTCAGATAAATGGTCAATTGAATTTAATTTAAAAATTGATCCAAATAAATTTTTAAAAGATAATAAATGGAATAATATTTTATTATATGGAAATAATGATAAACAAAGATCACCAGGCATTTGGTTATTTCCAAATAATTATAGAAAAGTTCATTTTCGATTTAGATCAAATCAAAATTGGAATGATGGTTTTAATTTTACATTACCTAATATTACGAATGAATTTATGAATATTAAAATTGATTTTATTCAAACAAGAAGATATTATACTTACTCTGTATATGTAAATGGAAAAAGAGTAGAAAGAAATAATAAACGTGGTTATATTAGACCTTTTAAAAACAGAAATATGTTTATAAAGTATAGTTATGATGGAAAATATAATACTCGAGGTTATGATGTTGATAATTTAACATTTACAAAGGAATTTATAAAGACAGCAATATTAAATAAAGCTGTTGACGCAAATAGAAAAATAATGGGTTATTATGCTGATCCCAAGTGTATTTATAATAAAGTTCCTGAAACAGAAGATGTTTATAATCGAAATTTAGAAGAACATGATGGTATTATAAATGATAATATTATATCTGAATGGATTGATGACCAAGATCAATATGTTGAACAAATAGCAGAGTACCAACAAGAATTTGCAGATATTACTAGTGACACTTCTTTAAACAATAAATTAGATAATAAAGTTCAAATTATAAATAGTTTAGCATCTGATGATACACAATCATCTATTAATAAAAAAAATATTAATTTGCTACAACAAAAAATTGATGGGTCGTCAATTATTGAAAGTTATACAAATAGTATAAATAATAATTCAATTTGTTATATTGTTATCATATTAATTATGTTAATTGTATTAGCTTTTTTAATTCGTTAATTTTATTCTTTTTTTTAAATTTATTTAATATTTTTAAATAAATAATATATCTTAAAATTATAGGATGAGTACAACTCTTAGTAATATTACAAATGAATTAATTAAACAATACGATATAAAATTCAATAAAAATTATCAAAATATTGTTCAAGTAAATTCTTCTATTCATAATAAAGAAGAAATTATTTATAAAATTCAAGAAGTAATTATTTATAAAGAAAGAAATATAATTATATTACAATATTTTACATTTTTTGTATTAATTTCATGTATATTATTTTTAATATATTCTTTAGGAAAAATGAATTTTAAACAATTTATCGGTATGATTGTTCTAATCTTTGTTGTTTTAGCAATATCTTGTTATATTCATATTATTTATTATTTCAATCTTCAAAATATTGATTCAAGAATCAGAGGTTTAAGAATAGATATGAAAGATTATGCTAAAAAAGTATTAGAAAATAAAATTCCAGATTATACTTGTCCTTCTACATGTAGTACCAAGCCATCTGATGAATTTGATATAACTGAAGAAAAAGACTATGTAGAATATAATAAAAGCGGAGAAGTACTTAAAATTGATCCTTCATTGGATGTATGGAAATATGGTGACATACCTATAAATCAAGATTTTGATAGTATGGAAAAATTAGATAATGATGATAGTCCTCAACCATTCTTTGGCACTACTTATCCTAAATCTACCTATTATCAATGTAAATGGTTAGGAGGTGAAGGTGGAATGCCGCAGAAAATGAAAGAAGGTAATCATACATATTCAACAATTCCATGTAATTATAAACCAAATACTACTCAGTTAGGTCGTTATATTTGTGATAGTGATCCAAATACAGATGGTATTGACGTTTGTGAAGAAATTAATTAGAAAAAATAAAAGTAAATAAAATGTAATTATAATATATATGAGTGATCTTGATCCTATTGAAATAAGTAATAAACTAAAATCTGCTTTAGCTAATATAAATTCACCAACTAATTCTGAAATATTAAATACTCAGAATCAAATTTATAATATTAATAATGAAATTTTAGTAAAACAAGACCAACTTGATAAAATAAAAAATGATGAATTAGAAGGTCAATTAGATAATATTAAATCTATTGAAAATTCAATCATTAATAAAGATAGACTTATAGAACAAGTACATTTTAACATAAATAATAATAATGAAAATATTAATATTCTTTATATAGGAATTTTATTTTCTATTATTCTAATGGGTATTGTTTGTCTTTATGCTTTAGGAAAAATAAATGATAAATTATTTGGTATATTGGTTGTATTAATAATACTATTTTTTATTATTATGATTATGTATAAATATAATATATTTTATTTTAAAACAGTGACTCAATTTATTGATAATCGTAAAAACTTAGCTATTTTAAATTCAGTTAAAGATCTTGGCTCTCAAGTTAAATCAAATATGCAAGAACGTTTGTATGGTAGTAAACAAGATTTTCTTGATGATAATTGTGATTGTCCACCATCGCAAGAAGATGTTTATAACGAAGAAGAAGGAGCATCAGTAAACGTAGTCCCTGGTTATTTTTATTATGATAACAGCGCTCCTAAACAATTATTGGTACCTAATGGAGGAGATAAGATTGATGTAAGCACAGATATTGGCACTGAAGAAATATTTGACAAAATTGATTGGGTAAATCATGATAAGGTAATGTACGATATTAATTCTGAAGAAAGTGGTCATTATCAAATGAATCCTAATTCTGATAAATTAAATACAAATAATAAATTAGTTAATGACATTACATATACAGTCAATCTTTAATTCATCTTTTTTATGAAATAATTATATTTATATTTATTAGATATTATGAAAAAATCTTATAAAAATTGTATTAGTGATAATCAATGTGATAAAAATTATATGTGTACATTTGATACTAAAAATTTAAAACATTATTGTAAATCTTCTAATCAAAATAAACTTTATTTAGGTTGTCTTGATAATGATTTTAAAGATTTTGATCATATAAGTAGTCATTCAAATAATACGTTAGATAATTTTCAAGATTGTTTGGACTTTTCAAGAAAACAAACAAATAAAGAAGGTTTTCATCATAATTATATGATGTTTAATAAAAAAAAATCATCTCCAGTAGATTTATCATCAATTAATATTTATTTATTATGTGGTAATAAAAATATTGCAACTTTTCCAATTGAGGATTATTTTGAAAGTAGTTGTGATGAAAATAATGAAATTTGTAGATTTAAAGCCAAACAAATTTTCTTTAATTTTATAGATGTAAATAAAAAGAATTGTAATGAAAAATTATTTTTAGAAATAAACTATGAATGTTATAATGAAAATCTTAAAAATAAAGAAATTATTCCAATTGATGAAATAAAAAAAAATTTTGTATTTCAATTAGAATGCCCTAAAAATAAAAAAGATCCAAAATTTCAAGCAAAATGTATTTCTTTTTACATAGATGAAAATGATAAAAATAAATATTCAAAGATAAATCAAAAAAAATTATTATATGGTTGTAAAAATCCAATGTATAAAACTCCTATGTTAGTGAATAATATGAATAAGTATAAAAAAAATAAATTTAAACATATTAATAATCAGATAAATGAAGTTGATACAAATATTGAACTTAAAAGAGAAGAACTTTTAGATTTAGAAGCACAAAAATTTCAACAGATATATCAAGTTAATAATAATGAAACTATTTCTAAAGAAAAAGCAATTCAAGAACTTAAGAAAAAAAACATTCAAAATAATAAAAGAGATAAAAGTGATATTGAAAGAAAATGGAAACTTTTTAAAAATCATGATGCTTTACAAAATATTATAGATGATGCTCAATATAAAAGTGCAATTACTTATTATGGAAAAGCATATACGATTGAAGAGGCAATGAAGTTAGCAAATGAAAATAATCAAAGTTTTTTTGTATATTATTCTAATTCATATCAACTTGATAATTATGCTTCTTGTTTATATTTTATTGATATTTATGAAATTGATAATCAAATATTTGATATGAAAAATTGGGAAAAAAGTGAAGGTGTAACAAGTGCTCTTCTTAATTTTGAAAACTATTATGATAATTCACCAGACTCAGAAGATGATATTAATGTGTTTAAAGATTATATATCAAATTTATTAGTATATCAGCAACTTATGGGTGACGAACTTAAACATCTAAATAATAAAAATGTAAACGATGTAAATAACATTAACGAGTTAGTAATTAATAATTTAAATAAAAATTTAGAAAAAAAAATTACAACAAAAAATCAAGCAATACTTTTAAATAATCAAGAAGAAAGTGTGAATAATTATTTAATCAATGTTTTAGTTTCTATGTTTATTTTATCCATTATTATATTTGTTTTTGTTTTACTTTATTTCAATAGCCAAAAAAAAGAATAATATTATAAATAATATATAAAAATTAAGCATCTTCTAATATTTTATTGCTGTATTTTGATTTTTTTTTATCTTGATGAATAATTTGATTTTCTATTATTGGTTTGTTTATTTTCATTATTTTTTTCTTTATTTTTTTTTCTTTATCAATATCAGTAATTTTATTTACTTCATTTTCTATATTTTTATTAAGTACATTTTGTTCATTATTTTGTTCATTATTTTGTTCATTATTTTGTTCTTTTTTATTTATTTTTTTATTTTTATTATTACACAATATATTACCAAATATCTGTGTATAATTTTCATATTTTTCTATTTGTTTCTTAATAAACTCCGTATTTTGTAGATTTTGTAATACAAAATAAAAATCATTTCCCATTGAAAGTGTTACTAAAAATAAAAATAAATAGAAAGCATAGTTGTCTATATTATTATTTATACATTCACTGTTATCCATAAATAATACTATTAAAAAGATTTTATATTGTTTGTGAATTATATATTTTATTCGTCAACATTTATTTCTTCTATTTCTTCTTTATTTTCATTTTCATCATCTTCTTCTTCTTCTTCTTCATCAATATCACTTAATTCAAAGTTAATTTTATTATTTTCTTTCATATTTTTGAGTAAATCTTTATAGTTTTTTACCTTTTCATTTAATTTACCTATTTTTTCTTCATAATTATCAATTGTTATTGTTTTATCTTGAACTACTATTTTACCATCCTTTGTTTTTTTTATATATTTTTCACCAATCATCAGTTCATAACTTAAAATTGCCATTTTTGAAACATTTGAACTAATTAAATTAAATGATATAAAACTATTATTAAAATCATTTACTAAATCACTTGAAACTTTATCAAAACCTTTTTTAAAATTATCTTCTTTTTCATCTTCTAATACTTTAAAAAAATTTCCTAATTTATTTACAGCAGTTCCAAATCCAAGTATTAAAAAGAAAGAATGAAATACTCCATTAAATAAACCAACAATAGGATAACTCATAGTTTACTATTTCTTTTTATTTTTAAATATAAATTTAAATTAAATTTGAATTTAAATTAAATTTAAATTTAATTTCATAATTAAAAAAAAATCTTTAATAACCATTTTTGACATCATGATTAAATTTAGGTAATATTTCATTTTTGTCAGTCATATTTTTAAATACAAATCCTTTTAATCCTTTTGTTGTAACAACTTTTTTACCATACACTTTTGTTAAATATGTTTTAATCTCTTTTTTAGAAGGAAACTTATGATTTGAAAATGTATCTTCATACCATACTTTAAATTCATCATATAATTCACTCATATTTAATAAATCATCATTATTCTTTGTTTGTTCTAAATTATCATTAATAAAATCTAAATATATATCATTTTGTGCTTGAATTTCTTTTGTAAATTTCTCGATCTCTCCTGGTAGTTTTAATCCATATTTTTTATATCTTGTCCAATATACATCAATAAGTAATGACATAAATATTTCACTCCAATTAACCATTTTATTAGAAAGTTGGTCATCTAAAGGAAATTCATTTGGTTCTTTGGGTTTTCTTGTAAATTTCGATTGAAATTCAATAATAACCATGCGTCTCCATACACCACCATCATGTGGAGGCATTTCTGGGATTTCATTACATAATAATGCTAAATGCCACTGAGGATATATAATTTCTTGTTCTTTATGAAGAGCACGAGCTGTAATCTTATCTCCACCTGTATATTCTTTCAATAAACCAGCATTCATTTTAGAATTATCAATTCCATCTGGTTCATCAAAATAACCAAAACGACAACCTTTTCCAGCAATTACTTCTGGATTACATGCGTTTGATGCTCCTCTTTTTCCTGTTAATAAAGTAATCGGAAATTTAACAACATAATCACCAAATCCATTTGTTATTAATTCTAAAAATTTTGATTTTCCGTTTGATCCTGAACCAGTCCAGATATGAAACTTTTCTTCAGCATTATGTCCATGCAGACAAGATGCTAAGTAAGTTAAGAAATATACTCGTACTTCTTCATCCACGAAAATAGTGTCAATAAATTTTTTTAAATCATCATAGTTTTCATTTGTTTCTTCAAAATCAATTTTTTCAACATTCGTTGATAATTGTACATAATCATCTGGACGACCATCTCGAAATTCACATGAGTCAAAATCATAAATACCATTTTTAAATCCCATTAAATTTTTATTAGAATTTAATTTTTTATGAAAATCTACATCATAAAAATTTTCTTTTGATTCTTTCATGATATTATCTTTAAAACTTACTGTTTTGAGTTGTTTCACAATGTTTAATATTTCTTTTGTTTTATTCTTACAATCTTCTTTTTCTTGTTCACTTAAATCACTCCCCTCAGAACTTATCATCTTATTATATTTATTAATTACTTTCATGTAAATTTTAGGAAGTTGATTTGATATTATTTTTCGAAGAGTCACACCATCATTTTCTCTTCTCCATAAATGATTTTCGTATTTATACCAATCATTATTACTATAAATGAAGTCATATTCATATAATCGATGTAATACTTTCGCAATATCTGAATGAGTTGGTGTTTTAATTGATGATTCAATTAGTTTATTTAAACTTCTTTCAATAATTTCTTTATATTTTGATAAATTATCTATTTTCGCCCAATAGTGTAATGTTGGTAATCCAAGTCCCTCATTTTTGGCTCTTGTCCATTCTTTTTCGCAAATGCCATCTTTATATTTTTCTGATTTTCTACTAAATTCAATCCATAAATCAAGTAAATCCTGTGAATCTGAATCAATATTATGAAGCAACCAACCAATAGAAATCCAATCATTATAACTATTACATCTCTCAATATTTAATATTGAAACCAATTCTCGAATTTCATCATAATTGTCTAAAATAACATCTTTTGATTTCTTAGATAATTTATTATTGACTGTTTTCTTTATTTCAACATGTTCTTTTTTATCTTCTTTCATATGAATGACTTCACTACTCTTTTTATTACGTATTGAGAAAAACTCAGCAATGTTTGAATTTTCAAAATCATAACTACCAATTAAATCATTCGATTTATAGTCAATGATACTTGTAAGCTGATAAGGATCAAGTTTCGGTTTTCTACTACCAAACATTAACCAAGGATTTCTATAAATAACTGCTCTATCTACTACATCATATATTTCATTGATTAATGGTATATCTTTCAATAATGGTTTTATTTTCTTCAATATGCACTCTCTTAAATATATTTGAACTTGTGGAAACGTAATTATTTTAGGATATAATATATGAACTCCATCCTTTTTTATACCACTCTTCTGATATATATCATCTCGTTGAAATACAAATGCTTTTAATCTATCATCGTGTTCGTCTATATCTAAATTTTCTATCAATACTTCATTATATATTTTTACAATACTTTTAATATGATCAATATTATGTTGTCTTACTAATATTTCATTTTCATAATTAAAATCTAAATCAACAATAATTGGTCCAAAATCTAAATCATTGGTTCTTTCTGTTAAATATAGATATTTTTTATCACATACTCCCTTTTCATACAATTTATAAAAAACTTCTAATTCTTCTTCTTTTATATTATACTTACCTGAATTCATTGATGTATGAGTATAATTTTGACTATTAGCTACATTATGTTCTGCTAAAAACTCATTAATTGTATAATTTATTTCCTTTTTAGAATCACTCATATTAGCTATATATATTTTTTTTCTTATATATTTAACTTTTAACAATTTATTTTTCATTTTTTTTTGATTTTTAAACAAATAATTTTTAAAAAATAATTATTTTATTGATGGTATTCATGATAGCTAAATATTTCTATAGAAAATATTTAGATAATTTAGTAAGATTAAAATAGATGTAATTAATAATGCATTATAAAACAATAATTATTATTATTTTAATAATTTTATCTATCATTACTTCAATTATTTATTTAAATAAAAATAAACTTATTGAAATGTTTAATCATTCTTCACAAATTGAAAAGCCAAAATATATTCTTTCTAAAAATAATATTTTTAATTTGTTAAATCAAAATTAAATTATCTTAGTAATTATTAGTATGAGTTCTAATAATGTACTTGAAAATTTAAAAATGAATACAATGATTCAAAATAATAGTAAGATATATTTAGATTATAAAAAAAAAATTGATACATTTATTGACGAACAAACTAAATCACTGAAATCTTACCCATTTGTTTTAAATAATGATAATAATAATAATTCAAAAAAAACAAAAACAGATGAAGAAAAAACCCAAATTATAGAAAATAAAATTAAATTAATGAAAAAAACATATTTAAACACATATGTAATTCCATTAATGTTTTTAACAAATGCTTATGTTTATACGAATTATGTAAATAATATTCAAACAATATTTCAAAATAATGTAATTTTAAATAATTTTACTTTATTGGATTATTTTTATAGTTATAAAACACCCATTTTAAAAGATTTTAATATTTGTATATATAAAAATTATTATCAATCGTCTAATCAAAAATATAATACACTTAATAAAAGTATTGATTATATTAAAATAAATAAATATGGTTTAAATCCTCAAAATATAATTAAACTTATTGATAATTTAAAAAAAATAAGTACATATTTAGATAATTTAAATAAACCTTTTGTTTTACTTGATAAAAAAAATAAAATAGAAGAAAGTTATGATATTAGTGCTATTGATAATCAAAAAAAATTTATTGAAAAAATAATGAGAAAATTACTAAATTTATATCCACAAACAAAAATTATAGAAGACTTAAAAAAACTATTTGATGACATCAAAAAAAAAACAGATAATGACGGCGACGACAAAGTTACTAATAACACCAATAGTAAAAGAATAAAAAAATTAGAAAAGTTAGATACAAAAGTAACAGAAGAATTTATTGAGCAATTTTATGATTTAATAGGTTATCAAGTAGAAAATAAAATGATTAGTATTATTGATTTATATAATATACTTCAAATTTTTTCAAAAAGAATACAAGAAAATATAAAAGAAAAGAAAAAGTCCAATAATTCACAAACTATAAATAAAACGATTATACCTATTACTTTTAGTTTTTATGAAGGTGAAGGTGGAAATCAAAGCAATTCTTTCAATTCCATAAAATCCGAAATTGATAATTTAGTGGAATTACTTATTATTTATAAAAATCAATTTACAAGTAAAAATGTAACAAATAAATCAAAAAAATCATTTTTTGATAATATTAAAAAGTCTATCGAAACTATTAAAACTGAAATAAAGTCTATTCAATTTAATAGGTTATTTGATAATATATATAATAAATATGTTATTTTTCAATTGAAATTAATTTTTTGTAATTTAGATAAGTTAGTGACAAATGATAATCATAATATTGTAAATTGGACAAAACTAAAAGAAAATAAAGTTAATTTTCCAAATGACTTTCGTAAATTATTACTAACAATGAAAGGTTTGGATTTTTCTTTAAAAAAAACATATGAAAAATTGATTCAAGAAAGAATGATTAAAATTGAAAAATATAAAAAAAGAAAAACAAAAGAACAAAAAGAATTAAATAAATTAACACAAAAAATAAAAACAATGATTATAAGTGAAAAAAAACTTATAAATAAATTAATAAAAGATGTTGAAATCCTTGAAGATATGAATGAAAATCTAATGAAGGAAATAAAATCTTATTTTAAAAATAATATAAATATAACTAATAATACTTTAAAAAGGTTTGAGGCTGGTTCTATTAATTCTTTAAAAAATAAAATAAAAAACAGACATTTAACTAAAATACCTGTATCTGGAAATCTAACAGAAACAGTAAAAAATAAATTAATAGGAAATAAAAAAAGAATAGATGAAAATAAAAGAAAAATAGGATATTTAAAGGATGGAATAAAAACAGAAGAAAATAAAAATAAACAAAAAAAGTTAGAAGAAGAAAAACTTGATGAATTTGAAAAAAATATGAGTTATTTAGATGCATATATTGAACAATTTGAAACTCAAATAAAATTTTTTAATCAAGAAAGATCTAAAAATAATAATGAGTTTAAATTTGATTCATTGAAACCTATTTTTATGGATTTTATAAATAGCAATATTGATTTAATGATTTTACTCGAATCTATTGTAAAAAATAGAGAAATATCAAATAAATCAGATATATTTTATTTTTATTATAAAAATGATAAAGTTCTAAATCAAATTATTAATGAAAATACTACTACTGCTAATGAAAGTAATAATAATTGTAACAATAATAACAATAATAACAATAATAACAATAATAACAATAATAACAATAATAACAATAATAACAATAATAACAATAATAACAATAATAACAATAGTAATAATAGTAATAATAATAAAAATACTGAAACTGATAAATTAGAAATGATTATAAAATACATAGATGGATTAGAAAATACTAAAAATAAAAATATTCAAGGTCAATATTTTTATTATAAAATTCAAAAAGATATTTCATCTTTTCAATTGGAACCACAATGTCAATTATTTTTAACTCAATTTGAAAAACAATATAAAAAAGTACTTGAATCCATTCAAACTAAATTAAAAAATATTAAATCTAATATTTCAATAAAAACTAAAAAAGAAAATGAATCTACTTCTACTTTAGATAATATGAAAAATAAAATAAAAAAATTAGATAAAAAAATAGTAGAAAAAACAGCTAAAAAATCTACTAAAAAATCAGTGATTTATGTTTATCCATACTCAGATTCAATGAAATTATATTTAATGAATTTATATTACATTGACTTTTATGTGTCAAATTAAAATTAATTATAATTTTTTTTTTAAAAAAAATATTTTTTAAGTTTTATAAAAAAATGAATACTTAAAATTAAAAATAGAAAGGAATCTAAATATGAATTACGGAAGTTTAGACCTCATTATTGGTCCTATGTTTGCCGGTAAAAGCACTGAATTAATTAAAATAATTAAAAGTTATCGTATTCTTGAGAAAAATATACTAATTGTAAATCATATTATTAATAATCGTTATGGTACAAACGGAATCAGTACACATGACCAAGTCAAAGTAGATAGTTCAATTAATATTGAATATCTAAGTCAATTAGAAGAAAATCATTATGATTTATTTAAAAAATCTGAAATTATTATTATTGAAGAACTACAGTTTTTTAAAGACGCATTTGAATGTGTGACAAAATGGATTGACACTAAGGGAAAACATGTCATTGGTGCTGGATTAATTTCTGATTTTCAAAAAAAACCATTCGGTGATGTATTAAAATTAATTCCTCATGCTGAAAATATAACAAAACTAAGTGCATTATGTAAAATCTGTAAGGATGGTACAAAGGCATGTTTTACAAAACGAAAAGTTAAAGAACAAGAAACAATTATGGTTGGTAGTGATTATTGTTATGAGGCAGTTTGTCGAAAACATTATTTACAAGATTTTTAATAATTTATTTTCTTTTATACAATTAGAAATGAATAATCATAAATATAGTGAATATCAATATATTTATAAATCTATGAATAAAAATAAAAATATACTTAAAAAAATAAAAAAATATAAATTAAAAAACTTTTTATTTAATTATTTACATGATCATTTATTCAAGAATGATCTAAAATATATTAATTCTTCTTTTAATAAAGCAAAAACATATAAAGATTTAATACAAGAAAGGGGAGATTATTCAAAAGGAATAATACCCACTTTTGCTAAGATGGCACATCTAACTTATTATAAACATCAACTCAAAAAATCTTTTTTTAAAGTACATGTTGAATTTTTCAATGAAGAAATGCTTATTATAAAGCAAGATAAGACATTGTTTATTAATTTTAGAGGAACAATGATTTATAAACAAATTGAAATTTTACATGATTTAAGTATTTATAAAACACAATTTTATATAGATCAATCTATTTTTGATGACTTTATGATTTGGAAATCAAAACTAATGAAAAAATATTCAATAGAAGAAGTTCTTGGTAAAAAATTTATTAGTGATAAATTTTTATTTCATAAAGGATTCTTAGAATTATATGAAGCTTATAAAATCAAGAAAAAAGTATTAAAAATAGTAGAAAAAAATATAAATAACATCAATACTATTTTTTTGAATGGCCACTCATTAGGAGGAGGATTTGCTAATTTATTAACACTTGATTTATATCAATTCTATGAAAAAAAAAGCATGCTTTCTAAAATAAATGTAAATTTAATTACTTTTGGTACTCCCGGAAATATGAATTCAAATTGCTCTCTTTTTTTTTATTATTTAATTCAAAAAAAATTCATTAACAAATATATTCGTATTATTAATAAAAAAGATATAATTTCTTCAAGTTTGAGTGATAAAACTTATTTATTATCTAAAATATTTGGAATACTAAGACATGCTAATTCATCAATACCAATTAATAAGAAAAATATTATTATTAATAAAGACCAGAGATTATTTAATAATTTCATGATAATTGATACACAAAAATATTTAAAACCTTTCTTTACTAAAAATACAGAACTTCAATTACGAGAACTTCATGAATTATTTTGTTTTAGTAATTCAAAAAATGCTTATTTATTTTCAATATAATTAAGCATTTTTTATTTTTATTTTTTAATGATATAAAAAAAATGATTTTTTAAAAATATTTTTTATTAAATTATGAATAATCAAACGACAATTGATACTTTTTTTACATCTAAAATAAATGATGGTAAAGAATGTTATATTAAAAGATATTTTTATTTAGATTGGAGTAATTCCACTAAAAACCCTGATGAAGAAGCACATTGGTTATATCACAAACCAAAAAAAATAAATTTTCAACATAAAATGAATTGTGATTTTATAAAAAAAGGATTTTATTTTTATATATGCGGATTTTTTGAAAATTATGAATTGGATGAATACAATCTTGTTAAAGAGAAAAAATATAAAAATCTTTCATTTTTGAAATCCCATTTACAAAAAAACATACGTATTCAAGATGACCAAAAAGCACTACCGACATCACTTCATTTAATGCAACTTGATTTAAATGAATTTTTTAGAAGAATGTCTATTATTCATTTAGAAGATACATTTTTGCATAAATCATGGATTACATTAATATGGTTAATGATAGCACAAACAAAAAAATTTAAGATGAAAAAATATATAATTGAATGGCTTCTTGGTTTTGTTTATATAACATGTAAAACTAAAAAAAAAGATGATGAAACTAAAAAAATTAAAGGTATTGATTCTCTTAAAAGTTATAAAAATATTTATGATGAACTTAATGATTATCATAATATTGAATTAAATAAAATGCAAGAATCGATGTTATATACCATGCATATAAGATGTGCATATGGTGGTATGGATTCAGATATAATAATGATAAAAAAATTTATTGCATTATGGAAAACACGTTTTTTAAATAAAAGCATATGTGTAGTAAATAATATGAATATTATACCAATAAGTATTCATATGAATGATTTAACATTAGAAGAATGGGATTTACGATCTATTGATTTTCATACTTATTCAAAGTTTAATGAATTTATCTTAAAAAAATATCCTCAACTTGAAAATCTTGATATTGTTAAAAAAATTATTTGGATTCATAATAGTGGAACAAATAAACGTAATTATGAAAATGAATCTCAAAAAAAAATAAGAAATTATAAAATTGAAGAATGGAAATTAATAAAACCTTATGTTAAAAAAATGCAGAATTATTTATTGGTATGTTATCATTAATTTTTATAAATATATTTTAAATATTTATTTTATTTTATTTTATTTTATTTTATTTTATTTTATTTTATTTTATTTTATTTTATTTTATTTTAATAATAATAGGTTTTTTATTATTTTTATAATGATATATATTATTACTTATTTTTTTATTCATTTCTTGTGTTTCAAACAACCCATGATTTTTTAATTTTAATATTTTAGCAATATGATGTAATGCTTCTTCTATATTTTTACTTTTCATAAAAAATACCTTTTTTTTAAATATAATTTGATAATCTTTTAAATCTCCTCCACCATAAAGAGGTTTTAATGATTCTGTATCAACAGTGTCAAATGCTGCATCTTGTTTTGATTGATTAGATAGGTTATCTATTTGTTTATTATTTTGTACACCTTGACTAGAACTAATATTTGATTGAATAATATTTTTTTGATTAGCACATTTATTATTAATAGGTGTCACTTCAAACCCTACTGTATTAAAAAATGCTTCTTCTTCCATATTAATCTATAATATTAAAATAATTTACGAGAAATTTAAAAATAATATTGTTTATTATTATAATGGCTATTACTACATTAAATGCAAAACAATGGAATAATATTGTAAATACATATTTTACTGGTTACTGTATGAGTAACCAAACACAGGTAAAAAGAAGAGCATATCGCAATTTATATTTAGCAAATCAAGATTATTTAAAAAATCTTCATTTAAAAATTCCTCAAAATCCGAATAATGAAATTATTCGCTTGAGACAATATAATCAATGGTATTTGAATTATTATAATAAATATGTACCACTTAATAAGGGTCTTAATGTAATACCTTGTAGACCAAATCAATAAATGTTTATTTTATTATTTTAGTAAATTTAATTTTATCTAATTTTTTATCATATTTGGCTATTACATTTTTATATTTTACCAATCTATTATTATTATTTATTACATTATTTTCAAGTTCAATACGAGTACCAATATATTTATTTATTTCTTTATTTTCTTTATTTCGAATAGAAAAAACTATAAACGAACCTTCTTCATCAATATCTTGACCAACTAAATTAGATAAAAAAGTAAATGCTTTTTCAGCGGCTTGTTTTGTATATTTTCCTTTATAACTTCCAAAAGATGAATTTTGATTAGGAAAATCAACAATTTCATATTCTATTTGTTTATTATTATTATTCTTATGATTTTGTTGTTTTACATTCGTTTTTTTTTTTTCGAATAGATTAAATAACATATATTTAATACATATAAAAATAAATAAATCAATAAATAAATAAATATAATTCTCGTGTATATTCTTAAAATAAATAGAATAACAGTCATTCCTATATTTTTTATTTATTTTTTGTTAAAAATAATAAATAATAAAAATTAGTTTTAGATCTCTTAATTACATGATTAAATCTTGCATTTTAAGAGATCCTGAACCTCATCCACCTTTTTTATTTTTCTTCTTAACTAATTTGACAATTGGTTGATATTCTATTTTAATAATTTTTCCTTCTTTCGTTTTCAATTCTTTTTCTTTCATCTCTTTTGCTGTATATTTTCTATATTTTCCATGATAAGGACCATAAATTTTATACTGTCTTGGTCCACGTGTAATTTCTTGAATCATAAATTTTACATCTAATTTGTCTTTCTTTGTTTTTAAGTGTTTCGCTATTGAACTTAACGCTTTTTTTGCTGCAGAACTTGGTCCAGGACCTGGATTTCCAGAACTTGTTTTTTTCTTAATTGTTAAATGACCAAAATCTACTACTTTTCCATTTAGTTCTAAAATTTTAAAAGTACGTTTATTAGCATTTTCACCACCACTTTGATTTTGTAAATTTTGTAAATTTTGTAAATTTTGTAAATTTTGTAAATTTTGTAATTTTTTTAAATTGTTATTAAAATTTTCTTTGGAATATTTATTAGGCATTTATAAATAATAAATACATATTTTTTATAATATAATTTATTTAAATAACATTTTTATTAAACCCAATACAACTGCTACTATTAAAAGCAGCATTAAAGCAAAAACAAAATAACTAAGTATATTTGATTTATTACAATTTTGTTGAAATGGCTCATATATATTATTAAATTGTTCTATATTATCACAAACAAATTCATTCGAATTTGTTTTTTTTAATTTTTCTTTAGCTATCATTTGAGTATTTTTTACTTTTGATGTTTGACCTTTTGGTTTAAATATTCCTGAAAAATCTATTTTTCCTGTGGGATTTAATGATATTACATCTGCAATCACATCTTTCTGTATTTCACTATATTGAAATGGATTACTCATAATTTAATCTAATATTATTTTTCTAATTCTTTTATATCCACTTTATTATTTTTCTTCTTAAAAAAAGCAACTTCACAATCTTGTATACTATCTAAATCATCTAAATCATATATTTTCTTAAGTTCAAATCCATTTGTCATAATAATTTGATAAAAATCTTCTTTTTCAGGTATATACATGGGTGTTTTTTTTATACGATGTTTTTGACTTTTTAATACAATTTTATCGAAATAATCATAATTAAATCCATCATTTGGATTTTGTCTTTTTATATAATAACAATCATGATTAAAATCATTTAAATAAGTCAAACCATGAATATTTTTTTTATTATCTACATAATTTGTTGTATAATATCGAGGTCGAGGAGTTAATGTTTTTTCTTCATAAATAGGGCACATCATAATTCCATTCCCTTTCAAATAAATATAAGCATTTTTTAAGATTTTATTTATATTTTTTTCACTATTTTCATTTAATAAAGTTGATTCAAAAATAATTGCATCAAAAGAAGAGGGTTCAAATAAATTTTCTTTAGAAATATCTCCTTTTATCGTTTTTAAGAAAGGATGATTTGAATGACATTTTTTGAGCATAAGTTCAGATTTATCTAAACCACTTACATGTTTATTATTTTTTTTTAAAGCTTTTAATAAATTACCACAATTTGAACCGACCACTAAAATGTTTGGTTCATTTTTATTTTTTAGTTGACTATTAATTAATTGTTCTATATATTCACATTTTTTAGGTTCATTATAAATAATAGAATAGAAATCAATAAATTCTTTATCAAAACTATCTATATAATTTTCATTTTGATCATATTTATCTTCGAAATTTTCAATTGTAGCATGTGCTTTTACATATAAATCATAAATATAATATAAAACAAATATAATTAATAAATAAAATAATAGTTTCATTATTTTCATCTAATTTAAACATTTATTTTTTTAATTTAAAAAAATAATATATACTAATTATTATAATGGACAATTTAGATGATCATGCAATTGCTAATATGAGCATAATGGAAGATGCGGATACAATTCGTAAAAATATTCAAGATCTTATACATTTTTGTGTAAAAAGAGATAATATGATATTAAAAAGGGATAATTTAGATGAATATAAAAGAAGAATGATGGTTAAATTTAGTCACATACATCAAAAATATCCTACATTATTTTTTATTGTGATTGAAAACCCAACAAGTTTTGCAATTAGTCGTTTAGATGAAATGTTACATTTAAAAAAACAAATTGAAATTGAACAAACCACTAATGAGCAGGCATCCGTTCATTTAGGTCAAAAATATTATGATGAATTTGTAAAAGAACAAATTAAACATTTAGATCAAAAAAAATAAATTTATAAATTAAAATTAAAATTAAATGAAAGATTTAATTTTCATAGAAATGTTTAGTAATCATAATTTGTCGCATAGAAGTTTGAAAAGACAAGTTTCTTACAAAACAAGTTAAATAATGTTTAAAAGCGGTTTTTTCTGTTATTTTTTTAATATTATCTAATATATTTTTTATTTCACATTCTTCAAAAATTATATTATTATTTGGACAAATTTCTGATGAACAACTGCATTTAAAATATAAACTATCTTTAAATATATTTAATAAACTATCTTCTATTACTTTTATGAAGTTGGGTTTAATGACATAACTTAGATTATTATTTGCTAATGATGTTGCTTTATTAAAACATATCTTTTTTTTATTTTTAGTAATATCAAATATATCACTTCTACAACAAGGACACTCTTTTTTTAGACTCAATGATTCTAAAAAACAATCATTACAAAAAGAATGACCACATTTTGTTATACTATAATTATTAGTTCCTAATTCATCAAAACATATATTACATATTTGAATTTCTTCTAATTTAGTGTCTTCTAATTTAGTATCTTCTGATTTAGTAGCATCTGATTTAGTAGCCTCTAATTTTCTTTTTGTTGGCATTTATTACAATAAGTTGAGGTTATAGTAATCGTTTATGTTTATATTGATTAATTTGAATATTAAATAAAAATCAATTTTTATTTTTCATTAAAATGTCATTCATCTTTTCATAACTATAAAAATTAATACCATTTACTAAAAAAGAACGTAGTAAACATACTTCAATACCTTTAAATAATCCTCCTTTTTTACATGCTTCTTTAATCGTTATACATGATTCATTTTGAATACGTGTTTTTATTGTATCTATGGGATACGTAAATAACCAAGAATTAAATCCCGCAAATGAACCACTTAAAAAAATAGGTATATTATTTTCTTTTGCTTTCTGATAACTACTAAAATAAATAAAAGTAGCAGGTACTTCACGTGCACTAATAATATGAATTTTTTTATATGAATTTATAATATTTTTTAGATTAATATCATGTTTTTTTTGATATTGACTCATAATTTTGAACTTATCCAAAGGTGTTAAAATAAATGTGGAAATCAATCCTGTATATAAATTTGACATATATTGATTTTTCATATTATTCTTTAAAAAATTATTTAACCCAAATACCGAAGAATTTATCATAGAATTTTTTATAATTGTATAAAATACACCATTATATAATTTGGTTATATGGCTTGGTATTTTAATAACTATTTTTTGATTAGATTGTTTCAAAGTTTTAATTGTGTCAAGGGGATGACCTATAAAAGTATATATGAATGCACTAAAATTACTACTCATAATAGAAATTGATGTAGGTATTTTTTCATATTCCATTATTTAATATATTATACTTTTTATTGTTAACTATTTTATTTTAAATATTGAAGAATTTTTTCATATACACTAAAATTAATACCATTTACAATAAATGCGCGACTTAAACAAATACCCATTCCTTGATTTACACCTCCTTTTGCAATGGCTTCTTTAATTGTTTTACATGATTCATTTTGCATACGTGTTTTAATGGTATCAATTGGATAAGTAAAGAACCATGATAATGTTCCGGCTAAAGAACCACTTAAAAAGATAGGTAACTTTTTTTCTTTACATTTCTGATAACTACTGAAATAGATAAACATACCTGGAAATTTACGTGCACTTACAATACCAATATCTTTATATGAATGTATAATATTTTTGACACTAAACGGATAATTACGTTTTTGTTGATTCATGATTTTAAATTTATCACATGGACAAATAATAATACTTGTTAATAATGCTGTACATGCATTAGAAACATATATATTTGGTAATTTCTTTTTTAAATATTCATTGTTCGAAAAAACAATAGATGAAATAATTGAATTTTGAATCAATGGATATTTTATACCATTGAATAAATTTTTTACATTTAATGATGGTGTTTTTATAATATCATTATTTTGTTTCCATGTTTTTAGTGTATCCATTGGATGTCCTAAAAATGTATATGAAAAGCCTCCTAAAAACCCAGCAATCATATGATCTAAATTATCAAACATTAATAATTATATAATTATATGTCATTTATATATTTATATCTATATTTTTAATCATATTATTTTGATAAAAATATAGATATATGTCATTATTTTGATAAAAAATATAGATATTATATATTGTTTTTTTACATTTTTACATTTTTACATTTTTACATTTTTACATTTTTACATTTTTACATTTTTACATTTTTACATTTTTACATTTTTACATTTTTACATTTTTACATTTTTACATTTTTATATTTTTACATTTTTACATTTTTACATTTTTACATTTTTATATTTTTTATTAAAAAAAAGACAGGAAAAATAACATAAAAATAGGGTACATAAAACTTTTCCGAAAAACCCCTTGCAGTGTGCCAGTTTTGTCCGAAAAAAATAGAAGGAAAAAAGACAGGAAAATTTTGTTTGAAACTGGCGTGCACAAAACTTTTCCGAAAAACCCCTTGCAGTGCGCCAGTTTTGTCCGAAAAAAAGTGCACATTACACGTCTCTTATGTAAGAAATTTTCCATTTGTGTACGCCAATTTTTCATAAAATATATAAACCCATTTATGTATCATATTTCAGATTTGCGTCTTTATGTAATGCATTTTTTTTTTAAAAACATGAAAAATACAAAACCCGTTTATGTACTATAGTTTTTTTACGTGTCCGATTTTTTTTTTTCGAAATACCTTTTTCAAGTTTTTAAAATTAATGTATATGATTTTGCAAAAACCCCTTGCAGTGTGCCAGTTTTTTTTTGAAAAAAGTGGAAAATACCTTTTTCAAGTAACCTGTGTATGATTTTGCAAAAACCCCTTGCAGTGCGCCACTTTTTTTTATTTTTTGGACGTGACCTTTTCCAAGTAACAAAATCAATAACGTGTAAGATTTTTGTCAAACTGGCGTGCAGCAAGATGGAATCGAGTAAAATATAAAGCACTTTATGTAATCTAAAAAAAAATATATCTGAAAAACCCCTTGCAGTGTGCCAGTTTTTTTTAAAAAAAAATACAAGACATCAATGCCTGTTTTTTCATGTTTTTTATATTTTTTTTAAACTATGTATCTTAATTAAAATATTTATTTTTTTATATTTTTTTCACACCTTGATATAATATTTAAAACCATCATGAAAAAAAATAATATCATACTGTTTTTAATAAACGTTTATTTATATGTAATTATGATTAAATAAAAAATAAATAAAGTAAAAAAGTAAAAAATATTTTCATAATTTTTTTTTTTTTTTTTGCACTAAGTTGTCTGAGAAAAAAAAAAATTTGCGTGGCGATTTTTCATTTTATTTTTACAACCTTCAAATCACGTTTTTTTTCTGTCCCCACTTTTTGATGCAGAATGAGGAAAAGTGATATATATATTGTTATGTTATTTTTATAATAAATAGTGTTAATTTTAATTGTTTTTTACATAGATCCTTGTAAAAACACCAATTCCTCAATTTGCATTTTTTTTTTCAAAAATTTTCCAATCAAGAAGGTGCTTTTTTCTCAATTAGCGCAAGCAATATATTTTGATAGAAAAATATTAAAAAATACAAATAAAAAAACAGTCTATTGGTCAGAAATTTTCCTCATTTTGCATTATTTGCAAATCACAAATAATGCAAAATGAGGAAATTTTTTTTTTTTTTTTTTTTTTTTTTTTTTTTTTTTTTTTTTTTTTTTTTTTTTTTTTCTAAAAATTTTTTAAAAAAATTTTTT